CTTCGTCCAGGTGGACGGGCACGCGGCCCGAGTGACCGGGACCGGCGAAAATTCGTTGCAGCGGCGGCCTTGGTGGGCTCAGCAAAAAGAAAACCGCTGAAACCCGGTTGGATTTCAGCGGCTTGAGAGGCGAACTTTTTCGAAGAAAATCTTGATGTCAGTCAGCGAATTTTCGTCGAGACTGACCCAGCTTGCCTTGCTGGAGGTCGTCGGCGTTCGCCACGAAACGGGCGACATACTCATCCCCGACCGTGGGCAGCGGTTCTTCTGCAATCCCGAAGGCCGCTCGCAGCACCTTGGAAAGTGCCTGCTTCTGTTTCTGGTGCTTCGAGGTCTCGGTGCTCTTCGCATGATGGACGGGGAGCCGGCCGCCCTGCATCGCGAACGCCTTCAGATAAGCCCACGCCGCTTTCGGTTTGCCATTCTTGGCGCTCTTAAGCCCGAGACCATCGGGCTCGAACCTCCGGGTCTCGCCCCGGAAACTCACGTTGACGACTTCATCGGCGACGAAGCGGATCCCGATCTCTTCCCATCGCGCGTCTGTCGGCAGCGCCCAGGCCAGATTGGACACTGCGTTATCCATCCCGCTTGCGACCTGTGCGCGGAGATCGGCGAACACGACGGTCGACGGCTGGCAGAGCTGGAAACGCCCAGCGTCGTCAAGGTCGACCAGATCCTCAAGTCCCATGTGCACGACGCCTTCGCGGTCCAGAGCGGTGGCAAGTTGTGCGGGGATTGAGGACAAGGTCGGGGCCAGCAGCAGTCTGGGACCCGGGTGGGCAATCACCTCGTCAAATTGGGCCGCGTCCTCTCGTGCCAGCGGCCCCGGCACCGTTAGGAAAACAGGAAAGCCGCGGCCTGCAAACACATCATGGGAGCCGATCCTGAAGACCGGTCGACGGTCGAAACTTGCAGGCCGGTTGGACAGGTCGAGTGCGGCAGCAATGCTTCGCGCCAACCCGACACGGTCGAGGCCGTAGATCATGACGTCGTTCTTGTTCAGGTCGAGATCGGCGCAGGCCTTGGGGCTGTCACCGCAGACGGCGCGGATGGTGCCGTCGTCATGGTGCACGACTTGGCGGGGGCACCCGTCACCGCCCGGTGATGGGCAGGCGATGCTCGTCGCTCGCGTTCCGGTCGATCGCAATAGTGGAAGACAACAGCCGGGCTCGTCGACAACCACGCAGCCGAATTCATCGCCCAACAGGCTGGCCCATTCGCGCCGGTCGGTCGCTGCATCGCTCAGCGCATCAAGTGCCTTCCAGAACTTCGAAATCCTCATCGTCATCCGCCCCTGCCGGAATTGCCCAGAACCCGCGCGCCTTGAGCCATGCTTCGATGACTTCTTCGTCCGAGTCCCGTTCGTACCTAGCGATGTTCGCAGGCCGGATCGTCACGGACCGCTCCTTCTTGCTGTCCTTGAACGCAAACTTGAACGTCGCGTGCGTGAAGGAGCCGCCAGTCAGCCGCTTCTCCCAGTTTTCGTCGAATGACTTGAACAGATCCTCGCATTTGCGAATCTCCATTTCGGAGATCTTCCCGGGCCAGCGACGGCCGAACTCCACGAAACGCACGCCGGAAATTCCCTCGATGTCCCCATGGGCCATCGATTTGGGCCCGAGTTCGCGCAGCGGATCCAGCGTGTAGCGCTCGGAACGATCGAAGTAATCCTCGCTGCCGAACAGCGCCTCACCAAAGACCTTGAGGTAAAGTTCTCGCTCGCCTTTGGTCCCAGCGTTCACGCCGATCTCGTCGGTCACGCTGTCGTAGATCAGCACGTCATGTTGTTGTGGCCGATAGAACGCGATCCCGCTTTCACCGTCGTCCTGGTGCTTGCCTTCCCGGCGCATCGGCATGCCGTGCCGCACGAGCAGCCAGATCTTCTCTCCTCGCGGGAACGCGAATATTCGGCTGTTTCGGCCGCGTCGCTTCACCTCGAACCAGTTGTCCATCCGGTCCTGCATGGATTTCGCAATGGCGTCCGTGATGGTCGGGAGCGCTGCAGCCGTTTTCTTGGGGCGGGAACCGGCGAAATACATGAAGTTGGAACGCTGAAACGCCACCGTTTCGGCATGCTGGCGCTGCAGCAGCATAGGCTGCGCAAGCCAGATCTGGACCGAGACATCGGCCACCGAGACCTCGTGATCCTTGTCGATCTCGATTCCGGCAGCCGCGGCACGGTCGAGCAGTTCGTCCATCGCCTCATGGGACGCGGTTTCGTGCACGTAATAGAGCGCGTTGACCATGTCCTCGGGCACCGACGCGTCGGGATTCATCAGGACACCCGCGATCGCTTCGAGCGGCATGTCATCTGTCGACCATGCAGCGACGTCGAGATTTCGGGACTGAAAGTAGTCCTTCCAAGGCTCAAGAAATGCCTTAAGTCGCGCGGGGGCAATCTGCTTGAGGCGATCCGGGTTGCTGAAAATCCTTGGATTAAATGCTGGCATCGGCCTCGTTGCTCCTGAAATTGTTACGGTCCGCAAGATTAGGAAGGAATCGCGCTCGCCACAAGATTGTGTTCCCGTAAGGTTCTGTGCGCGCCATCCGACAGTCCGCCACCCCCGCCGGTAGGTGAGGAGAGCATCTGGAGCTCTCCCATGAACAGCATCTACCCGGCGCGCTGCGCCATCCCGCATTCCAGCACGCCAGCGCCCACTTGCGGGGTCGGCGCATGATAGACCCAGACGAACGCGAACAGGCAGCTCTGCGCGCTGCCCTCCGCAACATGGCCGAACTGATGGCCGAGATCGGGTGGACCACGCGGTTTGCCGATCTCAGCGAGGCTCAGGCGTTCGCCCTTGCCACGGCTGCCGTCGACGGTTTTCAGGAAGCGATGCAGACCAGCGCCCCCCGGCCCGATCCGGAGGTGCCGTTTTGATGGACGCCGATTTCGACTTCAACCATCGGGAGAAGCCGCCCAGTTTCGCGGACACCGTCAATGCCTGCATCGACAATGCCCTCGTTGTGGAACAGGCCGAACGTCCCCAACGCGACTATCTTGGGGTAAGCCGTCTGGGCGACATCTGCCAGCGCAGGTTGCAATACGAATACCTGAAGACGCCGAAGGATCCGGGGGCCGGGTTCTCGGGCAAGTCCCTGCGGATCTTCGCGCTCGGGCACGTTCTCGAGGACCTGGCCATCTCCTGGCTGCGCAAGGCCGGGTTCGACCTTCGCACGCGCAATCGCCATGGCGATCAGTTCGGCTTTTCGGTCGTGGGCGGTCGGGTTCAGGGGCACGCCGACGGTGTGGTGGTCGCCGCGCCGAACGGCATGGCGGTTCCGGCGCTCTGGGAGTGCAAATCGGCCAACGCCAAGAACTGGCGTGAAATCGCGAAGCACGGCGTCGGGAAGGCCAAGCCGGTCTACGCAGCGCAGATCGCGCTCTACCAGGCCTATCTCGGCCTGACCGAGACGCCCGCACTCTTCACCGCGATCAACAAGGACACCTGCGAGATCTGGCACGAACTCGTGCCGTTCGATGCCGCACTGGCCCAGTCCGCCAGCGACAAGGCGGTGACGATCCTGCGCGCTTGCGATGCCGGTGAGCTTCTTTCCCGCCACACCGTCGACCCCGACCACTTCGAATGCCGCTTCTGTGCGTGGCGGGAACGGTGCTGGGCATGACGGTCCCGTCCGACACCATCGCGCCCGACGACGTCGCGCCCGACGCCGGAATGATCGCGATCTATGCCGACGTCGTGTTCGGCTACTGCGACGGCTGGGTGCCGGTCCGTGCTCTGGCCGAGAAAGGCGCTGGCGATGGTCCGCCACATGTTCCCTTCATCGAAGCGGACGCCACGCTCGCCGCGAAACTCGCGCTTCAGGCGACATGGGCGAGTGACGCCGGCATGGCCTTGTTCGTGGCCCCCGGCACTGTCGCAGCTCCCGGCGACGCGCGGGCGGAGAGCATCGTCCAGACGCAGGTGGTGCTGGTCGATCTCGACCATGGCGACATCGGCGCGAAGCGCGACCATCTCGTGCAGCATCTCGGGTGCCCGACCCTCGAAGTCGCGTCCGGTGGCGTCACCACCGAGGGACAGCGCAAGCTGCACCTCTACTGGCGTCTGACCGAACCCGCCGAAGGCGACGACATCGCCACGGTCTGCCGCGCCCGGCACATGATCGCCGCGAAGGTTGGTGGCGACCCTTCGTTCCGGTCCGCGCACCAGCCGATCCGCGTGGCGGGATCGATCCACGCCAAACAGGGTCTTCGGCGGCTGGTGCGGATCCTGAACCACGATCCCCGCGATCACGACCTTGGCGAGCTGCTCGAGGCGATCATCGCGATGCCGCCGCTCGAAGGCGAGAACGGGCTCGATTTCAACATGGCCGCCACCGAGCGCGGCAGCGTAACCGAACTGTTCGGCCGCCAGGTCCGCGAAGGCGGCGTCGATGGCACCACCCGGTTCGACGCACTGTCGCGCGTGATCGGCTACTGGATCCGCCGTGCCCGCGAAGGCCACGTGCCGCGCGAACAGGCGTGGGAGGAAATCGTCTCCTACAACACGGCCCGCGTTGCACCTCCCTGGCCGGAGGAACGGCTGCGCGAGGAGGCCGAACGCCTCTGGAAACGTGACGCCGCCCGCAACGGCGAGATCGATGACGAGGATGATGGTTCCGATGGCGGCGGCCCTGCTGGCGGGGGGCGTGATGGGCCAGTGCCGGTTCGCTTCACCGAGGATGCACTCGCCGCAACCTTCGCAGCTCGACATGCCGAGACATGGCGCTACGTCGCCGGCTGGGGGCAATGGCTGACCTGGTCGGGCAAGCTCTGGCGGCGCGAGGAGACGCTGCAGGCCTTCGATCTGGCCCGGATGATCTGCCGCGAGGCGGCGGCGCGCGCCGGGTCTGCACGGCTCAAGGCGAAGCTTTCCAGCGCCGCGACCGTCTCCGCCGTGGAGCGGCTTGCCCGTTCCGACCGACGCCATGCAACCACGACCGAGCCGTGGGATCGCGATCCCTGGCTGTTGAACACGCCGGGTGGCGTGATCGACCTGCGCAGCGGTGCCCCGCTGCTGCACGACCCCGGCCTCTTCATGACGCGCATCGCCGGGGCGTCGGTCGCCGACGCTTGCCCGGCCTGGCTCGGGTTTCTCGAAACCGTCACGGGCGGGGACTGCGAACTGCAATCCTACCTGCAACGGATGGCGGGCTACTGCCTGACCGGCGTCACGACCGAGCACGCGCTGTTCTTTCTCTACGGCACCGGCGCCAACGGGAAATCCGTCTTCGCCAACACCCTGACCGCCATCCTCGGCGACTACGCCACCGTCGCGCCGATGGACATGTTCATGGCCACGCAGGGTGATCGCCACCCGACCGACATGGCGGGCCTGCGCGGGGCGCGCATCGTCACGTCCATCGAAACGGAACAGGGCAGCCGCTGGGCCGAGAGCAAACTAAAAGCGCTGACCGGGGGCGACAAGATCACGGCCCGCTTCATGCGGCAGGATTTCTTCGAGTTCATCCCGCAGTTCAAGCTGCTGATCGTCGGCAACCACAAGCCTTCCATACGCAACGTTGACGAGGCGATGAAGCGGCGCCTGCACATGGTGCCGTTCACGGTCACGATCCCGCCCGCGCGGCGCGACAAGCACCTGGCGGACAGGCTGCTGGCCGAACGTGACGGGATCCTCGCTTGGGCGCTCGAAGGCTGCATCGAATGGCAGCGGACAGGGTTGCGCCCGCCGCCCGCCGTCATGGCCGCGACGGAGGATTACTTCGAAGCCGAAGACGCCATCGGTCGCTGGATCGACGAGCGCTGCTCCGTCGGACCACACATCAGCGCAAGCACCTCCGCGATGTTCGCCGACTGGAAGGCGTGGGCCGATGCGAACGGCGAGTTCGCAGGGTCGGTCAAGCGCTTCTCGGAAGCCCTGATCGTCCGGGGATTCGAGCGTCACAACACCCGCGCCGCGAAGGGATTCCGGGGCATCGCCCTCGATGACAGCAACTCTGACCTTTTCTCAGGAGAATAGGAAAATGCCAATGAAATCAGGCTGTGTGACGGATGTGACGGATCATACCTATAAGACCGTTACGCGCGCGCATGTGCGCGCCTGTGGAGCAGATAGGGAACTATCCGTCACATCCGTCACACCCGTCACCACCCCTCCGGTTCGGATGCAGGAGGGTGGCGGATTGCTCCGATGCATCCTCGCGCTCGACCTCGGCACCTCGACCGGCTGGGCGATCCGCGGCCACGACGGTCTGATCACCAGCGGCACCGTCTCGCTGCGCCCGGGCCGCTTCCATGGCGGCGGCATGCGCTACCTGCGCTTCACCAACTGGCTGACCGAGATCGACCG